AAATGCCAATGGAGAATATAAAACAACAGTTTAGCGATTTGGTTCGTGACTGGACAATAATAGCAGTGGCAACATTGTTTTTATTTTCAGGAAGCCCAGCAAATGCTTTAACTGTAGAACCTTTAGTGAAAACTGAAGCCCAATTAAAGCAAGAAGTCTTAGATAGCTTTAGTAAAGAAATTTACAAACCATCTGAGATGCTTACAGACGAAGAGTTAAAACTATTACTTGAGACTGTAGGATTCGAAGGAGTAGGCCTTAAAAAAGCTTGGTCCATAGCAAAGCGTGAATCTAATGGAAGACCGCTTGCATATAACGGGAATAGGAATACAGGAGATAATTCTTACGGATTATTTCAGATAAATATGATTGGAAATCTTGGTCCAACAAGACTTGAGAAATTTGATCTACAGAGTAACAAAGAGTTATTCGACCCAGTAACAAACGCAGAGATAACGTACTATATGACCAATGGCGGTAGTGATTGGTCGGCTTGGAAGGGCATGACCCCAAGAGCTAAGGAATTTTATTTAAAATTTCCGACAAAGTAAAGGAGATGGGATGAAGGTACAGTATGTATCGGCCTACATCTCCATGTCAGAAGAAGGATTGGTTGAAAAGCTTTTATGCCCAGTAGACCAATCCATTCTTTTTTCAAATCAAAACCTTTTAGATGAGATATACTTATACTGCTTAGAATGTGATTATACTAAAAATATTGGAATTTCTACATATGAGGAAATAGTTAAGGAGGTTGAAAAAAATGCAAAAATGTGATTCGGTTTCCTGTACATGTGGTACAGAATCAAAACCTATGCAGATAACGGACAACATAGGCAGAGAAATTTTTTGGGAAGACCTAGGAAGACCAAATGAGTGACGAACAAGTAAATTTAGAAGACAATCTACCAATGGTTAATTATATAATGTTACACAGAATATATGACGTGTTGACTCTTATTTCTAGCAAAATGGTGGGTAGTGAAAGTACTGAAAAAATGGTAGAATATCATAAACAGGGTTATCTATTAGGACCTGACCCTTCATACACTCCAGGAGAAGAAAATGAATAAAGACAGAGATTCAGTAATTGAATTAATGGTAAATGTATATCAAAATGGAAATACAATGATGTGCTTGCAGTCAGGGATGTCTGCCGAAGACACAACAGAAAAGGTTTCACAAAGTAGGCCAGCAGTTCAATATCTTATGGCTGCAATTTTTGACAAACTAGACGAGAACGATATATTAGTTGAAGAATAAGTGATATAATTTATATATGGCACCTAAACACTTTCAATCAGTAATGATGAGTCCATATTTTAGAATGGATAATCAAAAGCCGTCAAAGTGTAAATGTTTAGAGTGCAAAATAGAAAATTTATTCATTAAATTCTTTAACAAAAATAGAACTAAATAATATTACGTAAGTTGAGCTAAAACTCCTTACGTATGCACGTAAGTGCTAAGACCCATTCGGATCCGCCTCTGAATGGGTTTCTTACTTTTAGCTATAAGTTGTTTTTAAATACTCTCTATCGAATATAAATCCAGTTGTCATGTATCTGATCCCATTTGTTACTTTTGTAACTCCATGCATATAGTCTTCTGTTCCAGGGTGACATACAAGCATCTTAGCCTTTGGCTTAATAACTATACCTTTATTTACATAGCTTATTTCTCCGCCATCGTAATCATCATTATAATATATTACGTATCCCTTTCTTACATGCTCGCTATTACCATGCTTTCCAGTATCTGCGTGTGGGGACAAAGACCAGTCTGTTATATTTAAAGGATCGTCAAACATTCGCTGTAAGACCTTTTGTGCATTTACTTGCTCATCATCAGTATCAAATTCTTTTTCAACTCTTTTAAGAATTTCGCTTAATGTTTTTTGAGAATCATCCGAAATGATGTTTTTGTTTTTGCCGTCCCAGTATTTTGCCGTCTCTGACATATCGCTAGATTCATGATCAGCTCTGTGCCAATTTTCTTCATGCTTTAAATCTCTTGTAAGTATACTGACTTCCTGATCAGTTAAAAAATCTTCTATAATGCATATATCTTCTATATAGTATTTATTCATTAGTTAAACCAGTTGACTATAATATATTTATCTTCATTCATTGATTTTAGCCCTTCATGTACGTTTTTTTCATCATTGCTTTTAAACAAAACTACTGTGCCAGCTGATGGCTTGATAAGTAAATCTTTGGCTCTAAAGTATGTCTCTCCGCCTTCTGCAATGGTATTTAAGTATAATATTAAAGATATTTTTCTTTGTGTAGTTTCTGAGTAGTCTGAGTGCTCTGCAAAAAATCCAGATCCAGCTTTATATTTAATTATTCTATAATTCTCTTGGCTAGATATTTCTATTCCATTGTTCTTTGCATACTCTTCTACAATAGCCTGGAGTTGTCGTTTAGTTTTTAACCAGTTTGGCATATCGTCTTGCATTCTCATGCCTTGACTATTTCTATGCTGAGCGTTTACGACAACGTTTGCGTTTCCATATGCGTCTTCTTCTACTACATCGTTAGCCTTCCATCCGCAATGATCTTGCAGAGAAGACCAGATTACATCTGTTCCTTGTATTATGTTATCTAGAACTAATATAGATGATTCAGTGCTATTTGTCATACATTAATCTTATCATTATTAATTTTCGCCTTGTATAGTGAAGTGCGAAAAGTGCGGCGGTAGAAGAGACCATTTGTAGTCTTTAGAAATGCTCCAAGGGCCATATGAGACGTTTTCATGATATATCCTACCTCCTGTATCAAATATTGTTATATCGGTAGCTAATGCCGTTTTTCTTGGCATATTCAATTGCCCAAGTTATAGCTTCTTTACTATAATCTTCTCGAATGCGTGTAATTCGGACATAACGCTCAAATGGGTCAAGTTTTGTGAAGATATCTAGAATTAATCCAGATTGCTCTGGCTTTACATAATCTGGGCAATCATCTATGCTGAGCCAAATGCACTGAAATGACCTACATGGCTCAGTTGGTCTAGTTTCATATACTGTGCATCCTTTATCTAAGAAAAAGCAGGGAACTCCAGGAGAAAGCACTATATCCTGTGGGAGACCAAAGTCATTTCCCTTAATTATTCCATGTAGGCTACCTTCACAACATGCAGTACATGTTCCACACTCTTTAGACATTTTGAACAAACCACCCAGCTAGAGTATATCTTTTCCCGCTTCGAATTTCTTCAACTCGATGTGGATATTCTCTTCCACCTGAAGGGAATATAACCATGCTACCAGAATCTGGGTATAACTCAAATTGCTGAGAAGGAAAAATTATCTGTCCTCCTGTAAAATCAGAGCTAAAGTACATTACAAATGAAAAAATAATATCTTCGTATCCTTCATGCGAATCGATATGTAATCCAGATTTGGATCCACTTTCCCATAATGTGAGATATGCTTCTGTAAGCTTTACATCTGGAATATATCCGTATTCTTCTTTTATAATGGGTTTGATCCTATTGGATATCATAGATACAAATTTTTCAGCTCCCGCCGATTTTAAAATTTTTATTTCAGGGTTATGTACATATTTTTCTAATTGACCATTATTGATTAAGTTTATTGCATATTGACATTCTTCTTCTGACACAAAGTTTTCATAAGTTTTAATTCTATGAGTCATGTATATCCTAGTCAACTGCTTTTATATAGTAGGGATACTGGGATTTGAACCCAGAATCTATTGCATATAAGACAAGTGCTTTAACCATTAAGCTATATCCCCTAGGGACTAGCCTATTATCTGGTATACAATTCCAATGATAAAAGTTATTACTGTTACCACCGCCACTGCAAATATTGTCTTCATGTATCTATTGTACTCTATATTCTAGTCAACTGCAATATATTTATTCTTATGAATATCTCCATGGCATATTTGAATTTTATCCTTTGACTTGCCATCTAAACAGCTTTGATCTTTTTTATGCTCCATGTCATAATAAACAATAGACTTAGATACCCTATCATTATATTTGATAAGTGTATTCGAAAATGTTAGTGGCTCAGTTATATGATGATGGCCCATTTCATTCATTCCCACCCCATTTGGATATGCCGTTTTAAAATTTAGATTTATGGTATCCAATAAGTCATACAATATTTTATTTTTTGCAGAAGATCCAAAATGAGAATTGCTTATTAGCTCTTCTGTAAATCTATTACATGGTACATGCTCTGTCTCCACATATTCCCAGGTTTCCATATGACCAGGACATTTCCAGTACCCCCCAGATGTCATAGATATAAATTCTTGATCTGCGTATATATCTAATGGCTGAATACAGACTGAGTCTAGATCTGCATAAAATCCACCATACTCAGATAAAACTATATATCTCCATACGTCTGTTTTAAAAACAATTCCTGGGATTGTGTCATATATATACAGTAGGTCTGGTCTGAGTAGCTCTATCTGGATTCTTCTTTCCGCCGCATTTACATACTTGTATTTGTACCTAGGATTTTTATCTATCCAGGTCTTTGCGTTTAAGTTGTATGGGTAAGGAAGATCTTCAAAATCATATTCATGTGTCTGCCATATAATTTTAGGAATCATGTATTAATTATATCAGTTTATTCTAGTTGACTATTATTTTGAATATAGTAAAATGTTAATAGAATATTTTTTTGGTTGTATCACTTGATCTTAGGTCTTAGGTCTTACTATATATTTAATATTTATTATTTATTGATTTACTGACCCCCCGACCCCCCTAGAAAAATTATACTATTTATATTTTCGATGTCAAGCCTTTTTAGATTTCAGAAAATGTTAATATATTTTTATCTTGTACGATACACACTATTTAAATGTCCGTTTTGTCTAGATAGACCGCACATATTGTGTAACCTTGAGCGTAAGTGTGATGTACTTCACAAAGATTTATTTGCGACACGCCCGAGAAACAGGTCTAAATGTCAGTCCCCCCTGCTAGACTAAAGATATAAAGAAAGTAAGAAACTCTTACTAAGAAAGGTGGTCTCAAATGACTACACTAACAATAACAAAATGCTCACCATTCTCAGAGCATAACCCTATGAAGTCTGCTATCTCTAATGTAGGAGATGAGCAATTCACATTCTGCCAAGACTGCGAGCAGAATATAGAGCGTTGGTATGATGATACCGACCCTGAGCAACTGCCTATGTGGACACGCTGGCGTGTGAGTTAAATCACACCCTAACCCTACCGCTATACGGCGTGTCGGCTTGATAATGTCAGCCCTATACGCTACAATTCCATTATAACCAACTAACGAAAGAAGAACAGACAATGACAATCACATACTCACTATGGGACGGGGCACAATTCCTCGGTTTCTTTACCGCTACTAGCGCAGATGAAATGCTAAAGGTAGTAAGCGACTTACAAAAGGTTTCTAAAAATGTAGTAGCACATATGCGAAAGGTAGAACAAAACTAATGATGTATCCTAATGACACACTAGCCGATATGGCTAAGGCTAACGGCTTTGATGTGACACCCGAACTACTAACACTACTAAACAAGTCCTATGAACTAGGCGTAGAGGATACTTACTAAGATGTCATACGCATACTCTTACCAAACTAACTCAATAGATAAATATGAGTCTATCCAATCGTCTGTATCAGACGCATACTCTTACCTTGATGAGGTAGATGAAGAACAACCTCCACTAGATGACTTTAATGATGAAGATGATGAGCAACTAGCAAAACTATACGCACTATCATGGGATAACTAATAATGGAATACTTAGAGATAGAATTAGACACTTATGGATTTATGTTTTCTACCGCCCCGCTTTATTTCAGCATATCTTGGCTAGGTATCGGTATCGGTATCGTGTCAGTAATTGCTTATAAGATTTATAAGAGAAAGAAGAATAAGTAATGAATAGATTACTAACTACGCTAGTCCAACTAGGTATCGGTATTCCCGCCCTGCTTATGGCTCGCCTTGTATGGCGTGAGATCTTGTCCGATTATAGGAAGTGGGCTAACTCACACTAACGCTACGGCGTGTCGCCTTGACATAGGCGATAGCTGCCCCTACGAAGTGTGGGGGCTGTGGATAACTTACGGATACATGTGGATAACCCTGAAATTCTTGTGAGGTTTATCACAAAAAAAGATTTCCGACACGCCCGAGAATGTCCCCAAAATGTCAGTGGTATCTGCTACAATACTACTATAACAACAACGAAAGAAGGTCAGAAATGAACCTAGATGAATACAAGGCTTATGTAGAAGCCACACGCAAGGAAAGCCTATTAAAGGCTATCGCAACAATGTCAGAGGCTAATGATAAAATGTCCTCACTATTCAACACTAAGGAGGCTAACTAATGGGTTATGTAGAAATTTTCCGTATGGACGAGGAAGGTGCTGGCTGGGTAGATTTATCCGAAGCCACTCCAGATGAATTGTTCAACATTGAATTAGGTTTATTAGAGGAAGGTGCGTTTGAATGAAAAAATACACATTTGGCGTTTGGCTAGACATTGACGCAGAGGACGAAAATCAAGCCATCTCTTTATTTGATAGCGTTGTAAAAAACACTTTTGTTTCAGACTCTTATTGTTTTGAATGGAAAGAGGTCGCAGATGAAATCGCAGTTTGAAAAAGATTTAGAAATTAAAGAAAGTTTTATTGATTTACTAAATGATGTTTATCCAGATGTAAAGATTGGGTATTCAACTTTTACTGCCGCCGAAATTTTGGAATGTTGCGACCCGATTGCTTTTGCGATTGGATTAGTTGAACACGAAGATTATTTAGCAGAAATGGAAGATTAGCGGCGTGTCGGCTTGACAAGATCAAGCTGGCCCGCAAAGGCACGGGGTCGGGCGTGTCGTTATGAAAGAGTTATAAAAACCCTGAAAATTTACGGCGTGTCGATTTGACAGACAAAACGGACATTTTTATGTGATGTTTATCACACGACTTGAGCGTCTTACTATGTGGAATTACTGGCTAGTAATGTGAAAATGTCAGACCCATAGGCTATAATTGCTACTATCAACAAACGAAAGGTGACAACTAATGTCAGCAAAACCATACACAATACAAGACTTGCTAATCGGCAAGACTTATCGCTCAACTAATCGCCATGATGAAGGCGTTATCCAATACGCAACACCGCGCCCCGAAATTTGGTACGGCTCAGAATTTCAGGCATACGCTATCGAGGTTCGCTCAACTCGTGGAATTAAAAACTTTTGGGCAACTGTTGCCGTTAAGGTAGGTGACTAAATGATTAAAGAATACTTAGATGAAAATGAATTCTATTTTATTAAAGATGAAATAAAATTCTGTTGTGATGAACAACAATTTGTCCATGTCTGTAAAGCGCATGGCGAGCAACAAGGTTGCTACTTTTGCGAATTTAACCCTTATGAGAATTGCGAGTGTGAATAATGATTAACTCAGTATTAACAATAGATTGCCAAGATTGCTTCGGTCACGGAATAATCTTTTTTGGTAATGATAATGATTTCGATTGCGAACCTTGCGATTGTGTAAATGACGGCTCACTATTTTGGAACGGAGAAAATAACTAATGTATAAACTAACTTGCGCTTATGACTCAAATGCTCCCCATTGGGAACAAACCTACGAAAGCGAATTCGGTGCGTGGGAAAACTTTTTCTTATTCACGGATTGGGGATTTGCTGATGAATACGCAACTGTAAATCTTTACACACCTAGCGGAAAATGCTTCACGAAATTATTTTATCGTGAAGGCAGAAAGGTCGTAGTAAAATGATGACACGCAAAGATTATGTCGCTACCGCAGAAATTCTAAAGTATGCTAGCGATAAAACTCACCCTGCTTTATTTTCTAAAATTGTAAATGATTTCGCAGAAATGTTTGCGAAAGATAATGAGCGATTTGATGTAAACCGATTTCACGAAGCGAGTGGGTATCATGTCCCAAAATTCACTTCGAGATAAAGTAAAGCGTATTCAGGAATTGCGTCGCAGTAATGCGGCGCAACCTGTACGCAATAAGAAAAAGTATTTTAGAAAAATAAAACACAAAAAGAAAATTGATCTAGAATAATGTAAGGGCGGCCCCTAAAGGAGAGGGGTCCAAATGTGAATTACGACACATTTTAAAAAGCTCCTGGATTTTACGGCGTGTCGATTAGGTTTTGTCAGTGGCTTACGCTATAATTCTACTAACAACGAACGAAAGGCCCTCATGAAACTAAAACGGTCAAACGATAGAAAGGTGGCTAACCTTGTCACAAAAAACGGAAAGCAAGCCGCAATTGCGAACACATTCGGATTACCTGCTGGAAAGAATTATTCTTGTCCTGGCGCAACGTCTATTTGCGAGAGTGTCTGCTATGCGGGAAAACTAGAAAAGGTATTCCCTAGCGTAAAGGTTAACCTATTACACAATTGGGAATTGCTACGCAATGCGGACATGGACACAATGCTCATTCTATTGGATGAGATGATTGTTGAATTTATTGCTGATTGTGAAAAGAAAGACGCCCCTAAATTATTCCGCATACACTGGGACGGAGATTTCTTTAACGATACTTATACATACGCATGGAAAGTAATTATTTCTAATCATCCTGATGTTCAATTTTGGGTGTACACACGCGTAAAGTCTGCGGCACTTATTCTTAAGGATACAACTAACCTGTCTCTCTATTACTCTACAGACGATGAGAATAAAGAAATAGCATTTGATTTAAAAAAGAATTCACAGGTCCGCCTTGCTTATCTTGGTAAGACATTTGCCGCAACAGAAGACACAATGAAAGAGCTAACTGGAAAGCCTGGCGCTAAGTGTCCTGAGAATATGAAGAGCATTCCACTAATCTCTAGCAATGGGTCCGCATGCGTATCATGCGGGTTATGCGTTTATGGTAAAGCCGACATTCGATTTTCTGCGAGTAAAAAATAATGGCAGAATTAATTGGAACCGTGATCGGATTTATGTTATGCATTGCACTTGTATTACCGATACCTCTAGCAATATGGGCAGTCCTAAAATCCTTTTAGGGCTCCGCCCCCAAAAGAGAGGGGTTATCCACAGCTTTAAGTGAGTTATCCACAACCCCTGAAATTGTGAGTATTATCACAAAAGCTGCGACACGCCCATAATGGATTAGGTAATGTCAGTGCCATACGCTATAATACTCTTATACCAACAACGAAAGGCAAAAAATGATAGTAGAACATAACTTAAAGTTTGTAACTGAGTTTGCAGACGGCCATCCAATAACCGCACAAGTAGAAGCATTACCTGAGTCTATGCGTATTGAAATGCTTGAAGTAATGCTAAAGGATTTAGTAGGCTCTCGCTTGCAACCAATTCTTGATGAAATTAATGCTAATGGCTCATACGCAATTCTTAAGGTGGCTAACTAATGGGATACAATACAGCACTAGATTTATCTACTGAGTTAGATTTAGAAATGGCAATCTCTATTCATCTACAGAGTAATCATTACCCGCCCGTTCCATTATCTATGGTCGAACCATGTATCGAGGCTATTGACGCATACTATGACGAGGACTATGATAAATTGATCGAAATGCCCGAAGGCGTATCGTATCGAGGAAGCACCCACGCACCCGCTCACGCAATCATAGACCAGCACCATCTCCACGCTTGGCTACCTGAGTGTGACTAAGGTCACACAATAACTTTCTCAAATACTGAGATAGGGCTAGACTAATGTCAGACCCCAATGCTATACTACTAACCTAACAAAGAAAAGAGGCAATAAATGACAATCAACGACAAGTTGTATCAAGTAGGGGATTTATTCACTACTCTCAAGTCAAAGAAAACAGGTGTGATTAAGGAAATCCACCCACAGGCATCTGGCTCGGTGCGTGTGCTATTGGAAATGCCAACGAAGGAAACTCGTTGGACTTCAGTATCCGCTAAGTCGCTACTAGGCGCATAGTCTAAAGGCAGGGGGGTCGCAGAAATGTCAGACCCCTCTGCTATACTTACAACTTAATAAACCACTAACCCACCTAACGAAAGAGGATACAAATGGCTAGAAGCAAAGCAATAAATGTAAAAATCGCAACAGTTAAAGTAATCAAGGCACTAGAAACTGCTCTTGCTAAGTTGGAGTCAGACTACGCCCAGCAATCAGCAAACGAAGCAAAGTTTAACAAGAAGCACGAAGCGTGGAAAAAGGAAATTGGAAAGTGGGCTATTGCCAACTTCGCAAAGTCTGAAAACCTACGCACAAACTATCGTTCTTGGAATAACCAACTAAATGTTGATTTTGACATTGTAGTAAAAGAGGGAGAGTTCCCTGCCGAACCTGAAAAGGATTTCGAGGTTATTCACTCCAGCACTTATCGTGAGTCTAAGAAAGAGTTGTCAAACGCAATTCGTATTCTAAAGATGACAGATGAGGAAGTAGTTAGCACCAGCACCTACAATGCGGTTGCTGAGTATCTGTAAATAAAATCGTTCTCGCATAACGATAAATTGCGAACGACCTGAGTAAGTCGCCAAACTGCTCTCCCTTCGGGGACAACTACTAACAAAGGTAATACAATGGCAAATCGTTTCAGAGTAGAAATCTATGACGCAAATAAGTTAAATGATTTAACTATACACTTAGACCAAGGCGTTGATAAAGAATACTTAACTGAATTAGTATTCAGTAACATAAAAAACTTTAGCGGAAAGATTAATGCTTATGTTTTTGATAATGTAAAGAAAAAGAAAACAACAGCAATGTTTATTGACGAAGACGTTGTACAAAAAGTTAAAGAGCAAACATCACAATTAACTAGGGTAGGGTTAGGACTTTAGTCCTAGCTCGGCCCCTATATGTGAGGGGTTATCCACAGGCTTACGGTAGGTTGTGGATAACCCTGAAAATGTGAGAATGATCACACGACACAATTCGGACAAATGACTGTCTAATCTAGACAATGTCAGTGGGGTCTGTTATACTTACAACTAATCAAACGAAAGGAAATAAAAATGGCTCATAATCTAGAAATGGAAAACGGCGAAGTTGCTTTTGCTCTTCGTGGTGCTCCCGCTTGGCACAATCTAGCAAATCGCATCTTTACACAAGATGAGGAAGTTACAACCGCAACAATGCTTGAAGAGGCAAAGTTAGCAAATTGGAATGTTCGTCTATCTCCAATCACCGAGCACATTCCAGAATCTTGGAATGATGTATCTACCGCATCTCTTGTCATTCGTGATAACCCATTCAAAAAGGGTGTTGATGTTCTCGCAACTGTTGGCAAGCGTTACAAGCCAGTTCAAAATGAAGAACTGTTTGCTTTTGCTGATGCTATTCATGATGCTAATGCTGATTGCCGTTGGGAATCTGCTGGCTCATTGAAGAAGGGCAAAGTTGTGTTTGGAACTGTAGACATTCCCCGCACAATGGTTCTTGACCCACAAGGCGCTAATGATGAAACTAAACTTTATTTAATTGTTTGGACATCTCACGACGGGTCAGTTGCTGTTCAGGCTGCCGTTACCCCTGTTCGTGTTGTATGCCAAAACACATTGAATCTTGCCATGCGTAATGCTAAGCAATCTTTCAAAATTCGTCACACACAATCTGTTGAAGGACGAATTCAAGTTGCTCGTGAAACTCTTGGAATGGCTCTTGGCTATTTTGATGAGTTTGAAGTTGAGGCTAAGGCTCTCTACGCTCAGGCAATTACCGATTCAGAATTTTCTAAATTGGTTCAGTCAATCTACCCAAAGCCAGAAAAAGATGCTAAGGGAGCAATCAAGAAATGGGAAAACAAAATTGTTCTCCTTGATGAGTTGTATCATAACTCACCAACTAACGCTACAATCAAGGGAACAAAGTGGGGTGCGTTCAACGCACTTACTGAGCGCCTTGATTATTATCGTTCAGGTCGTGGCAACGGCGAAACTCTTATGGCTGGCGCATCAGGGTTTGACCCAGTTCTAACTGCCGAGAAAAACAAAATCAAGAAATTGGTTTCTGCTTTCTAAATAAAAAATTCCTGAGCATGAATAAAAACTGCTCACAATTTTTTTGGTCCATTAGCTCAGTTGGTTAGAGCGCTACCCTGTCACGGTAGAGGTCGACGGTTCAAGTCCGTTATGGATCGCGTTGCCCCCAAAGGTAAGGGGTTCAAAAATGTGTTACGAGTCACAAAAATAATCCCTGGAATCTATTGTAAATGTCAGTGGGCTCGTGTATAATTCTCTTCATGACCAACGAACTAGTATCAAGCGTATACACATTTATCTGTGACCCAGATGAGTGTGACTCTTTAATTCAATTAACATCATCAGACGGGTTTGGATTCCCGTCAGGTGTGACAGAACTCACATGCCCGTGTGGCCGTAAGACCACATTAGTGTCAGTGGAGCATGCTACAATTACATCCTTAAACCAAACGAAAGAAGGAAACAATATGGACGGAATGACAGTAGAAAATCTACCGCTATCAGATTCAGAGAAGTACAACCCTGACCAACTAGTTACTTATAAGGTTATTAGCGGTTACTCAGATGCCACATACAATACAGATAAGGTTCGCAATATTGAATGGGAACTACACAATGCTAGAACTAATTCTAAAGCGGTGTCTTCGCTACAGAACAAGATTAGTTTAGTTAAAGATATTATCACTGAAGCATATGCTGATTCAGATGACCAAGATACACTTCGTACAATTGCAGAAGCGCTTGAGATTGAACTTACACGTGAAGTTGAATGGTCGGCGACAATTGAGGTTAGCGGAACATTAACAATTGATTTGCTTGAAAGCACAGTTGATGATGTTGAGCAAGAAATCTATGACAACCTTTATGTTGATTCACAAAACGGTCAGATTGAGATTGTTGATACTGAAGTTACTAATGTAAGGGAGAACTAATGTACTTTGAACTTACCGCTCCTACCCAAGTAGCCTTTGCAAGGGCTACTTGGGAAGCAGAGTTGCTTGGACTAGACCCTGAACAGTGTGGACCGTTGACATTCAACATCGGAACTGGTAGTATTGAGAAAGTAAGTCGTATTCGTGATAAGTATAATTTAAAAGAATCATACTGGTCAGATAGAGAAGCGACAGGATACAGAGGATAATATGTCAGATTATAAAGATGGTTTCACGGATGGATATAAGTTTGCTCGTGAAGAACTTATGGAAAAGTTATCAGAGATTGATATCGCTGATATTGATTCATGGATCCTTGATCGTCTTTCTGAAATGATTGAGGGTGGCAACCTGTGATGGCTGAATGGCTGAAGTGTGACCAATGTGCAGCGCAAGCTATGTGGGAAGCAAAGAAAGATGCAATGTCCCTTTATTTTTGCGGACATCATAAAAACAAACAGGGCGAGTCTCTTGTGGACTGGGCCCATGAAATGGTACAATTACTCAACTACGAAAAAGAACAACAACTAGAAACGGCGGAATAAAATGGGCGATAGAGCAAACTTTGGATTCAGAGATTCTAAAGGCGAAACGTTATATCTATATGGACATTGGGCAGGCTCAGAAATGCTGCACCACTTGGCCACTGCAGTAGCAAAAGCAGAGCCACGGTGGACGGATGAGGCATATGCTACACGTATATGCATATCTCAATTGGTTGCACAGGAATGGGAATCGGAAACAGGCTGGGGCCTGTACATTAATCACATTGGGGACAATGAGCACAAGGTGCCTGTGATTGATTGGTCTAAGAAAACATTTACACTGTATGAAGAGGACCTTTCTCAAGTTGTCTTCTCGCTGCCAATTGATAAATTCGTAGACAAATACAGTCGACTAGTTATGGTATAATTGAACCTAGGACCTTGGTCCTGGTTTTAATATAGAAATGAAATGGTGCATCTATTAGTCTACGGGCCAGGTGCTAAGTAAAGCGGTTTATTTCTTTCGTTGGAAATCAGCAGCCATATTCATACCCCCCAGCTTATAGCTGGGGGTTTCTATTTGCCCACAAAGGCTGAGGGTATCATAATTTGTTTACGACGTCAATATAAAATCGCCTGAATTTATGTGATCTTGACCACAAAGCTGAATCATGTGGCATGTATCACATGCCAATTCTATTCCATTTGTCAGTGGTCCATTGTATAATTGGAACATATCAACGAAAGGATATATTATGCCAAATTGGGTATATAACGGATTAACTATTGAGGGTAATCCTGAGCAAGTAAAATCTCTAATCAAGCAGATGAATAAGCCATTTGTTTATTCTATTACTGCAGTAGGTGATTTATCATATGATGTTAAGCAGACTAAGTATGTTAATCCTATCTTTGCTTTTCATAATATCTATAACTATAGAGATGCTGGTATTACTGATGAGGTATATCATGGACAACCTCCTCGTTCCACCGACTTTTCTGAAGCAATGAAGTTTGAAACCAATGACTGGTATAACTTTAATGTTCGTGAGTGGGGAACCAAATGGGATGTGGCTGTAGCAGAAGACAATAAGTATCCTGACACAACTATTGAAGAAGCAGAGAATGGCGAGAACTATGTAGTCCATTACAACTTTAACACTGCATGGTCACGACCTCTTGGTGCTCTATCTAAACTATCTGCACAATACCCAACATTACTATTTACTTTATCATATGAAGAAGAAACAGGCTGGGGTGGAGAAATGGAATTCCTTCGTGGAGAAGTTATCTCAGAATCAGAATACGACAACATGTGTCGTGATTGTGATGCAACAGACCAAATGGAGTACTGCGAAGAAGACTGCGGAGAAATCTGTGGCAACTGCCACTGGCTTGGCGAGGCAGACCTAGAGGCTGTAGCAAAATGTCAGACCCATAAGATATACTTAGACACTAAAGTACCCGAATATAGAAAGGTGGGAGCCGAATGAGTTTTCTAGAGAATGAAAACCAAATGGTAATAGACGCAACATACTCTGAGATTGGAGACATGCTTGTCGAAGATTGGGTCAACTCTAATTTAGATGAAGGGCAAATGTTTGCAGATTTTAGATTTGCAGAAATGTCAGATAACAATTACTTAAAAGGTAGATTTAATCAGTTTTATGATTTGAAACCAGGTGACCAGTATTATCTAGAATGGGATGAGGAGAAGTAATGTTAGGTTATGACTTAGAGGATTTAAATATAATGATCGATTCATTAGAAGAAGTTATTCAGATTGAAGAATCTTCTCAGACCCCTTCAATTTCTGATAGAAATCTAGGCGGACTTAAAACAAGTTTATCGTTCTTACAAGGACTATGGGCGGAGGGTTACTTTGACTAAGTCATCAGTATTCCTGGAGTATATGAAACTTCATTTAATTAGTCTTAACCAGGACTTAGAGGATGCTCGTAACAATGAACCTTTAAACGAAGATGAATACTGGGAATCAGATTCTTTCTATATGGGAGCAATTGACGCAACCGAACATTTATTGTCAGTGGCAACTGATATAATGAACTCTACTAACGAAAGGGTATAAAATGAATGCAGAAGATATTGGGCTCCCGCCCCATTTGCAACGTATGGTCAACGCTGGAGTATCGGGCCTTGACATTATGCACGGAGAACTAAAGAATCTAATGCTCATTGCTGAGCAAGACTTGGCAGACGCATTAGAACAAGAAACATTATCTGAAGAGGCAATGGATTCTATGGTCCGAACAGAATGTGAAGGGCGCCTAGATATGCTAGTAGAACTGTATCAACTCACTTATCAACTATCATTTGCGATTGGAGCACGGACACTATGAAGCCTAGCGATAAGAAGAAATTAAATAAATGTCTTGACATCTTGGCTACAACAGACCTTGGTCTTTCATTGGTTTGGTTGTGGACGTGGTCAACAATCAAAGGCTTCATGGAAGACAGTGGCGGAGACTGGACCATGGTTGCTACAGAGGATGAGATGTGGGCCCACCTATGTGAGGCTGTAGAGGCTGGCATGGGGTTCTCCTTGGAGTATGGTGCAGAGCAACACTACGAAGATGTACAAGAATGGATGTTAAACCGTGGGTACATGAAGGACCCATTTGATGAGGAGGAAGAAGACGAAGATGAAGATGAGTGACATGTATTTGAATGATCAATTAAATAAAGCACAAAAGCTTTTGTGGGGTGGGTCCGAAACAGAAAACATTGAGGCCCATAACATCATTGCTGAATTAATTAAAGATCGTGTTGAACAAACTAATTTAGTATAAGGGCAGCAAAAATTGTTTAAGGCAACTATTTACAAAATCGTGGAAAGTTGCTATAATTAAATCAAACCAATTATCTCGAAAGGATAAAAACAAATGACAACAAAGCGTGAATATCTAAAAGCTCAGGGCATTACAGTAGGTGTACGTGGTCGATTCTCAGGAGCAGCAAAGGTAGCTCTCCAGGAGGCTGTACAAAAGGGTATTGTCTTTACAGCAGAGCCAGTAAACAAGGCTAAGTAAGGACCCAAGTGTGGGGCTGGCGATAGCGGTGGGATCCGTGGGCATTGCCAGCCCTGCTTCATTTTGGTATAATAGACAGTTAACGAAAGGCGGAAAATGAGTAAGTCAAACGAAATCAAGTTAGCAGAACAACTGATTAATCTAACAGAAGACCATTGGTTCAATCCAGCAATCATGGCTCGATACATGGCTAATCAACCGTACTATACATTAGATAGATTAATGGAACTTGTAGCGCAAGTTATCAAGGAGGTATCGCTTCGTCACGGGAACAACGATTATGACGGGGTGGAATCAGAAGGAACCTATCTAGCCAATGAACTAAATGAAGCAATACTACAGATACAAGAATACAAGGAGTTTGAGTTTCTTAAACTTCCCAAAACAAAGGTGGAACTATTTAAATCCATACCTCAGTCTTATAGAGTACAGAGAGAGTATGAAGATAAAGAGTTCGATGAAGTTAATTTAATCAATTAGGCATATACAATGAATATGAGAATGCCTGGTTAGATAGATAAACATATCTAGCCCAAATTATCCACAGGGTTATCCACATCCTGTGGATTTTTTGTATGTGTGGGCATGAGGGCAACATTTTTCATTTACGACCACATGATCTAAATCCCTGAAAATTATAGCTGAGGGAAAAATTTTCTATTTACGAAGGCCTTGACAAAATCCCTGAAATTTGCTACACAATATGTCTAAATGATTTAATATACATATAGAATGTCGACAAATGTGTAGAGAATATGGCAAAATAGATCAAAATTCCTCATGAAATCTATTGACAAATATGGATCAATATGCTGCTATATATGTCCAAATTGTCCTATTGACATTACGCCCATCTATATGTTATGCTCAATTACATATGTATCTTTATATAGATATAACTATAGTATATGATATGCTATCTATAGTATAAATTCTCCACTATGCTCCACTTTACTCCACTATATAAGCCTTCTAAGGGCTATTAGAGACTAGATAAATGGGAGGGGGATATAGGAGTTAGGAGCTAATTTATTGCAATTTGCTCTTATTCTTAGATGGTCTTCTAGACCAATCTGGAGCTTTATGTGCAGTAGTTCCTCTAGATGTAGAGTCTATTAGGGCTTTATTCTTATCTAATGCTTCTTGGGCATATTGAAGCTGTTGATCCCAATTGAACTTCCGTTTTTTTGCCATATCTATATTATACTATATTAGTATAATTCTAGTCAACCATTATCTTATTGAGCATTCCAGACACACAAATGGGTCATCATCAGACTTATAAAATAGGATCTTGCATTTGCTACATGCTACCTTATAGGGCTCATATTTAGCAAACTTACTGTATGATGATTCAAGCTTATCCATTGATCTATTATATCATTTAAGTCACGTAGTGACAATATGGTCTCTACCGCCGAATTTTTTCACTAATTGGGACCTATATTATGAAGATAAACCTTTATATGAATGACATTGACATACGCCCACTATCTTGTATGTTTGATCTACTTCTGCAAGATCATTATATTTAGCTACAGCCTGACAATAATGGCACTTCTCTGTCTCTTCCGCCTCTAGATAGGCTTCAAGGTTATCTAAGATACCCATGTTACTTATTCCTTGGAATGAGTGTCTGAGGTCCTTCTGTGCCGAATAGA